GCGTGGTTCGCGCGGTGGCAAGGGTGGGAGCGAAGCCCCAAATAAAAAACCCCGAGAACTTGATCTGGTAGCGACTGGCCTGGATGTTGTTTCGCGGGTGAAAGAAGCGGCAACAGGCGGTGGCCTTGGTGCTGCAAATGATGCAGGTAACGACGGCGTCCAAAAGGTTTTCGTCGTCAATGCCGGCGCTATGGGTGGCGGTGTGGATGCGTCGGGCGAATCGCGCCGACGCGGACGTGGATCAAGCCGTAGCGCTCGGCGCCGGACGTTGCCGAGTTTGAGAGGTCCTCGCCCGTCTGTGCCTCGTCCGCCTGTACCGGTTACACGTCCATCTGTTCCGGCTCCGCGTCCCCCTGTTTCGGTCCCATCAGTCCCTTCCGCTCCAGGTGGGGCATTGTCCAAGCTCGGCGTCGTCGCAGGAGCCGTCGGTAAGGTCGGCAAGGCGGCCAAGGTTATTCCTGGCGGCACGCTGCTGGAGTCCGGCGCGATGGTTTTTGAAACCTTTCAAAACGCCAAGACCAAGGACGAAAAAGCCGAAGGTTACGGTTCGGCCGCGGGCAACCTGGCCGGCACCATGGCCGGTGCAGCAGCAGGCGCTGCCATCGGTTCGGTTGTGCCGATCATCGGCACCGCTATCGGCGGCATGATCGGTGCTTATCTGGGCAGTCAGGGCGGTGCGGCGCTGGGCGGATCGTTGGGTAAGTCGCTGTTCGGTGGTGAGGATGAAAAGCCCGAGCAAACGGCAAAGGCGCCGGTGCCGACCAGGCCGCTCATGATGGCGTCAGCGGCGCAGCAAGGCCCGGTGCTGGGGGATGTCGCGCGCTCGATGGCAGTGACGGTGCCGCTCAAGTCGGCGGCGATGGCCATCCAGCCCAAGGAGGCGGCGAAGCCGGAGCCGGCCAAGGTGGATCAGCAGTTTCAGTATTCACTGAGCATGCCGGTGACCGTGCAGGGCGATGTCAAAGACCCGCAAACCTTGGCGCAGGATCTGATGCCGCACATGCAACGAATGATGGCGGACGCGGCGAGGAGTAACGCCGCCAGGCTGTACGACGAACCCCATGTCTAAGGAGGTTTCATGGCTTACATGGAGCAGATGCAATCAAGCCTGAAGTATTTGGTCGAGGCAGCGGAAACCGGGCGGCGCAGTGCTGACGGCATGCTGACCCCGGTCAACGGCGCGATCCGAGAACTGACCGGCGCCGCGTCCGAGCTGGAGAACATCCCGTTTGTTGGTCCGGCCATCGGCGCCAAACTTCAGCGGGTGATGCGCGGCGTCGACGCGGCTCAGGCCAAAGTTGGTCAGGTGGTGGCGGTGTACGGCCGCGCCACCCGGGCGGCGGCTGAAGTGCAGGATCGGCTGGGCACGTTGAAGGAGCAGGCAGGCAAGGCGGCCACGGCAATCAACAACGTCGCCGGCAAGGTCAGTCCGTCGCTGGCCAACATCGTGCCCACCAGTTCCTTTGCCGTGGAGGCCACGCCGGCGCCGGAGGCGGTGAAGCCGTTCCCGCATCTGCTGATCATTCAGCCGCGCGATCCGAAGATTGAGCCGTACTACTTCAACCTGGACACGGCAGCTTTCGACGAGCTGAGCCGTTCGACCGAGTTCCGCTGGGCTTCTCAGGAGCGGTTGACGCGCCGGCCGGCGAAGCAGGCTATCGGTATGGGCGATGAAAAGTTGACGCTCAAGGGCACGATCTACCCGGGCTTCAAAGGCGGTTTAAAGCAGCTCGACACTCTACGTTCCATCGGGGCCAGGCTTCAACCGCTGACCCTGACCACTGGGTATGGCGAAGTGATCGGGACGTGGTGCCTGAAAAACATCAACGAGGAACAGTCCGCACTTCTGCACGGCGGGATTGCTCGCAAACAGGGGTTCACTTTGGAGTTTGAGCGCTATGGCGACGACATGCAGGACGTCTGACGGCGACATGCTCGATGTCATTTGCAACAACGTTTACGGCCATCTGAACGGCAGCGTCGAAGCCGTGCTCGATGCCAATCAAGGGCTGGCCGATGAGCCTCAGCCGTTCCGCTCGGGCGTGATTATCGTACTGCCGGACCTGCCGATGCCAACTGAAGAAGGCATCTCGCTTTGGAATTGATGAGCTATAGTCGATGTGTAGCCCTTGTTACACCTGCAGCTACAACCCCTTCAAAACCCGCTTCGGCGGGTTTTTTTATGGAAAAAATTTATGACTCCGATGTTTCGAATCGTCGCCGATGGGGCCGACGTCACGGCCAAGATCAATGATCGGTTGTTGCAGCTGCGTACCTCGGACAAGCCGGGCATGGAGTCCGATGAGTTTGAGTTGCGTATCGACGACCGTGACGGGCAGGTGCAACTGCCGCGGCGTGGCAGCTCCATCGAGATCTACCTGGGTTATGCCGAAACGGCCTTGACGCGTATGGGCAGTTACACCGTCGACACGCTTGAGGTGTCAGGGCCGCCGGATACCATCGTGATCAAGGGCAAGGCCAGCGACATGCGTGGCAGCGGCAAAACCATCCGTAGCGGAAGCTGGGAAGACGTGCCGCTGTCGAAGATCGTGGCTGACGTTGCCGTGCGCAATGGCTGGACGCCGGTGTGTCCGGTATCGACCAAGGTCGCTCGGGTCGACCAGCTCAATGAGTCCGATTTCAATTTCATCACGCGTCTGGCCAAGCAGTACGACTGCACGGCCAAGGTCGCTGACGGCAAGCTGTTGGTGATGCCGCGCCAAGGTGGTCAGACTGCCAGCGGCAAGGCGTTCGGCGTCATTATCCTGACCCGACGCGACCTCAGCCGCTGGCAATTCAGTCTCGGTGATCGCAACTCACACAAGGCGGTGGCGACTAAGCATCAGGACAAAAAGAACGGCAAATTGGCGGTGGTCACCATCGACAACGACGATGCCCCGGACGGGCTGCCGGCAGTGCATACCGACCGCCATATCTATCCAAACAAGACGGCTGCTGAAGCGGCCGCCAAGGCCCGTCTTTCAGCGTTCAACCGCTCGACCGCCGATGTGCGGCTTGAGATGCCCGGTCGCACGGACATCTTCGCCGAGCGTCCCATCATCGCTCAGGGTTTCAAGGTCGGGCTTGATGGTGAATACCTGGCGGATTCGGTCGAGCAGGTGTTCACCCAGTCTGGGTGGTCGACCACGGTCGAGTGCAACGCCGGCAAAGCCGGTAAATCCAAGGGCAAGAAAAAGAAAGGGCCAAAACCACCCCTCAAGGTGGTGAACATCGAGAAGCAATAGCCGCATCCCATCGCCGCCTGAGTGCGGTTTTTTTACGTCTGGAGTTTGTATGTCCATCACTGAGCAACAGCTGCAAAGCATCATGCCCAACGCCCGCCGCCAAGCGGGCGTTTTTGTTTCCGCCCTCAACGCAGCCATGGCCCACCGGCAGATCAACACGCCGAAACGCCAAGCCGCGTTTCTCGCGCAAGTCGGTCACGAGTCGGGTCAGCTGCAGTACGTCCGGGAACTGGGCGGCGACCAGTACCTGAGCAAATACGATACCGGCAACCTGGCTGCAAAACTGGGCAACACGCCGGCAGCGGATGGTGATGGCCAGCGCTATCGCGGTCGCGGCCTGATCCAGGTCACCGGCCACGACAACTACCTGCGCTGCAGCTTGGCACTTTTCGGTGACGAGCGATTGCTGCGCACGCCTGAACTGCTGGAACTGCCGCAGTGGGCCGCTGAATCGGCGGCGTGGTTCTGGTCCGTGAATGGACTGAACGCGCTGGCCGATCAAAATGACTTCAACACGATCACCCGCAGGATCAACGGCGGCCTCAATGGCCTGCAAGATCGGCTGGAGTTGTGGGGGCGGGCGAGGGCGGTGTTATGCGTCTCGGCGAACTGATCCCGGCGCCGTATCGGCTGCTGGCACAAGGTGTGCTGCTGGTCGTCTTGGTCGGTGCTTCCGCCGCCATCTCCTGGCAAGTCCAGGATTGGCGCTACGGCAAACAACTCGCCGAGCAGGCCCGACTCCACACCGAAACACTCAACCAGTTGGCCCTGGCCTCGGTTGCGCAGCAGCGTGCCGAACAGGACAAACGCCTCGCGCTCGAGCAGCGCCTGGCAACCGGTGAACAAACCCACTACCGAGCCTTGAGCGATGCCCAACGTGATCAAGGTCGCCTGCGCGACCGCCTTGCCACTGCTGATCTGCGCCTGTCAGTCCTACTCGACGCTGCCACCGGCGCCGGAAACGGATCGCTGTCAGCCACCACCGCCACCGGCGGCGTGGTTTATGGCCCCGCAAGAGCCGAACTTGACCCAGCGCATGCTCAACGAATTATCGGCGTCACCGATGACGGCGACCGGGGGCTGATTGCCCTCGCAGCCTGTCAGGCATACGCCAAAGAAATCTCAACACCGAAGTGAAAAGAGCGGCGTGTACGGATGCGTCAAAATACGGACACGCCCCCGGACCGGGA